GAGTCGATGTAGCTGACGGCATCTTCCAACTCGGCAGAGACAATGCCCTGCAACTCGGTGTCGTCCATCGGCTCAATGGCCGCAATGTCGGTGGTGATGTTCATGTCGTTGATCATTTCTTGTTCCTTGCAGATATGGCTTTGGCCTTGGCACGCGCATCGGCCTTCGATGAGGCTCCCCACGCCTTCAAACTCAGCAGCAACCGTGTGGGCTTGCCGTCCTTCATCTCAGGGCCAGGCATGTTGCCCATTCTCGCAAGGAATGACGCCCTGCGCGGGTTGTCGCCCGACTTCACAGGCGCTTTCAGATTCATGCCCTCGGCCTTGGCGCTGGCGCGTCCCTTCGCATTTAGGCCGCCACTCGGACTCTTTCCCTCTTTACGCTGCCACGCCGGTGTCTTCATAAGGCACTTTCTTCAAAACAACATACATGGATTCAACTGCGCGAGGCAAACGCATCACCTCATCTTGCGGCAATTTTAGACCCGCACCATACTCGCTGAGACGCATTTCCAAATGAGTCATCTCAAACCGCGAACCCTTCCAGCCCAAATACCACGCCCAGTCGCAGTAATAAATCCAAGACTTCTCGTTGAACGCCCTCACATGTGTCGGGTCTTGCCACGCGCCATGGCTCAACTCATACGGCACATGGATGTGCATCTCACCGCCATCGACCAACAGATCACGGCAGTTGGTCATGGCCTTCACCAGGTCGGGGATGTGCTCCAACACGTCAAACGCCAGAATCTTCTCAAAGCAAAAAGGCTTGATGCCGATCTGTTGGCCGCCATGCTTGACCACCTCGCCATAGGACAGTTTGGAAATGTCGACAACCCAGTCGGCGCCAACATCACTGCGGATGTCAGCATTGATGCAGTCAGCCCTGGCGTCCTTGCCAGAGCCGAGATTAAGAACCAAACCAGTCTTTTGCATATTTCGGCCTGTTCTTACGAATCCACGGCACAGCCTGCTGAGTCAGACGGTTGCCGTCCATGCCAATCGTCTGGCTTCCAACGTGGTGCACATAAGACCGCGACAGGTAATGATGAAAGCCAGCGGCACGCAGATCCTCGCAGTGCACATCATCCGAGTACCAGTTCAAAGGGGGAAACTTGAAGCACTCCCACGCATCGCGGCCAATCCATGAAAAGATGGGACTCAGCACCTCCATGGGGACAATGGCGTCTTCATATGGGTACTTGAAGTAGTGCAACTTCTGGTCAAAGGGATTGCTTCGCACATTTTGCACAGGCCGCGCAGCGTCACATCTTGCCGCCACCCAGCCAACAGGCTCACCAGTCTCGGCCTTCAACTGCGCCACATCCTCCAGCAAATGCTTGTAGCTGGTGGGTGTCAGGACAATATCGTCATTGGCACAAATCACAGAGTCAAAGCCGTCAGCAAAGGCGCGGTCCATGACATCGTTGTAATCTTCCCCGAAATTGCGCGGCGCACCAAAGATCTTGAGATCAGTGTCATAGCCGCCAATAATGGACTCTGGACCGCGCAAATAGACAGGCACTTCGGGACAGTACTCGGCAATGCTTGTGAGCATCACCCGCAAACCTTTGCCGTTGACTGTTGAAATGCAAATCGGTGCAATCACTTGGCCGACTTCTTTGGCTTCTTGGCCGTCTTGGCCGCCGCCCTGAAGTCAGCAGCACTTGGTGCCGCCTTCGTGCCAGGCTTGTTCATCTTCTCGCCCGAGCCAGCCGCGATCCGCGCCCTCTTGGCTTGGATGTTGGAATAAAGTCCAGGCTTACTTTTCACCTTTGACCCCAATCTTGATGGTCAACAAAGACTGAGGCTCCTCATACTCATCCTCTTCCTTTGCCACCCAAGCCGAGCAGGTACGGCTGGACGCGCACTTGAAATCAAAGATCTCGCAGTAGCCCAAGTCGCCAGCGTCAATCATGGCCCAAGGGTCGCCCTCGTCGCCAATGCCATCAGCAATGCACTCAAGCATCGACTCTTCCTGATTGAACGCCGCGCAGTTCCCGCACAGGCTTTGCTTGGCATCATCCTCAGACACCTGCCACTCATCGGCCATCTTCATCCAGTACTGCTTATTGGGCAGCTTGGGATTCTCAGGACCATAGTCGGCAGAATCAATCGCCTTTCCGCGATTCTTCAGATTCAACGTGATGTCTTGAGTCGCCATGGGGCAGCTCTCGCCCTCATCGCCGCCCTCATAGCCCTCGTCTTTGTCCATGGCCTGATCCATGGTGCGCTTTAAAGTAGCCATTAACGCATCCCCTTTGTCTTCATGTTCTTGGCAGTGCGAGCACCACGCATAGGCATCTTGGCCTCAGACATCGCAATAGCCACGGCCTGCTTGGGATTCTTCACAACCTTGCCACCCTTGCCAGAGTGCAAAGTGCCAGCCTTGTACTCAGACATCACAGAGCCAACTTTCTTTTGTGCCTTTGTCATCTTCATTTGAATCACTCCCTTAAAGAATTAACTAATTATGCAACCCGTGGCAAGTTTCTGCGCAGTGGCTGATTCCACTTGGTCGAGGCAGCCGAACCATACATCCCAATCACAGCGTCAGAGGCAAACGTCAAACAAAAAGCATCAGCCCTGTCCGGCGACGACATCCCGCGCTTCTTCAGCTCATCCTTACCCTCGATCTGGATCTTGCCGTTGGACGTGAACGAATAACGCACAGCCGCCAATTCAGCAATCAGTGCCTCATCTTTGGGCATCCGACAGTCCCGCTGCTCAAGCCACGCCTTGGCCTTGTGCCACAGCTCAGCCTTCAAGTTCCTATACGTCCCGCCCATGGCCGGTGACTCGGCCACGTTGATGCCCCTCGCCGGTAGACCCAACTCTTTCAACCGATCAACCACTCCGGCGCCAAGTCCAATCGAGTCCACCAAGATCTCTTGTGGCCGCTGGGACGGCATCAGGATCTCATACTCGGCCACGACTGCACCTGTGAGCTGCATCAAGTCCAAGTTCTTCCAAGTCTTGATCGGCTCCACCACCGCATTTCCCTGCCTCTTGCACAAAGCAGACCTGTCCGAGCCAAACCGCGCCACATCCAAGCCCCACACAAGAGGTGCGTGCTTACTCGCCTCCACATCCCGCTGTGTCGCCAATTCCAACAACTCCATGGGGATCACGGTGTCGTCGTCACTCCTTGGAAACTCACCCAAGACGCGGATGCGATAGGCGTTACTCTCCTCGCCGTAACGCGCCTTCATCTCCTCAATGTAGGCTTCGCTGACCCTCGGCGAGTCGGCGCAGGACACCTTCATCGTGATCCAGTCAGCCGTCAGGCGGTTGTGCGTGTCAAAGAAAAATCCACTGGACCGCACAGGGTTGCCCAGCAACAGGGTGACCGCGGCGTGTCCAGACATGGAGCCAGCCGCGGCCTCAAATACCTGTTCAGGGATACCGCTGGCCTCGTCAGCCACCAACATCACGTTGTCACTGTGAACCCCCTGCAAGGCTTCGGGCTGCTCGGCTCTGGATGTCCTAGCAGAGATAAACGCCTCATTGTTGGCGCTCTTCATCTCAATGCGGTCCTGCTTCACCTCCAACTGGTCGGCCAAGACAGGTGGCAACACCTTCACCCATCTCTTAACCTCCGCAAACAATGCGTCATACAACTGGCTGGATGTTGGGGCCGTCACCACAATCTTGACCGGAAACCGCAGGAATAGATACCAGAGCATCGCCCAGGCTGACGCCGTGGATTTCCCAACGCCATGGCCTGATCTGACACTTATGCGCCGGTTGCCTGCCGCAATGTGGTTAAGGAACTCGATCTGCCAGCCATCAGGCTCAGTGTTTAACACCTCTCGGACAAAGAGCACAGGGTTGTTTTTGTAGAGCTTGACGAATTCCACAAATGGGTTATCGGGCACAGCGTCAAATTTTTTTTTGGACGGCTTGACGGCTTGCGTAGTGGGGGTAGGGGGGTGGGTCATGGGTTTCGCTGTCTCTTAGGGTGCACCATCAGCCGCCCCCGCCGCGCCGAGCGATGGGGGGGGTCGAGCCGCCGCGCCAGCGGGTGAGTACCTTCGGCGTATGTGGACAACTTCCAGACGCAGAACTGGCGTAAGTCGTTGATTCGATTGGCCTTTGTGTATTTGTGCGCATTTATCGGCTTTATACGATGTCCATTATGTTAACCACGCAAGGTGTTACGCACAGGTTATACATGCGCAACCACGGCAAACGCCAGTTGTCCACAGGCCAAGACGCCAATCATGCCTCTTCCCCTGTGGATAAGTCGTCGATGACCTCGACATGTCGCAGTGCATCGATGCGCAGGTCCTGCATGTTGATCGTCACTTGCGCCTGCTTTTGTAAGCCATAAGTCTTCTGATCCCACCTTTCGGCCAGCCATTGCCGAGTGCGGATGCGCTGGACGTCGCGCTGCGGATTGCTGTCGGCCATGCTGTCCGCGATGTCCAGAGTCTCCACCGCGAGCTTATCGGCGGCTTTCGCGCGCGCACGCGCAATTATATGGGGATCGGCATCCTCCATCCATTGCTCTAGCGCTCTGCGCCCGATACCCAGCTCGTAGCAGATCTGTGTCTGTGACCGGCCATCCTCAAACATGCTGACGATCATGTCATCTGGCAATTGCTCAAGCAATGCCATGTCTTGTCTGAACTTAGGTCTTCCAGGCACGCTCAATACCCCCTTACAGCCGTTTTGACGCGCTGGACAACCGCCAGCACCTTCTCGCGGATTAAAGCCGCCAAACGCTTAATTTGTCCCATGTTTGAACCTCTCTGCTGCTTTTGAGTTGAACTTGAACTCGGTAGGCTCATTGTCGCTGAATGTCAGGTCATTTTCAAAGTCATCAAATCCTGTTTCGCCACCCAGCTTGGTTGAGCTGAACTTTGTCACTTGTGCTGTCGGGATCATCGCTTTGATCTTGATCACCTCTTGAACGATCGGCTCCATCATGAAGACTTCTAACTCCTCCATGCTCCAGATGTGCTCGTCCCGCAGATCTGTTCTGGATGTCTGGATTGCCAGTACCTCGCTGATGGTCCTGACGACCACCATGACCTGACCGTTATCCATCTCCCACTCGATTCTCGGAATATCTTTCCCCGCTGGCTGGAACCCTGCTTCGGTTGCCTTGCTGTCCAACACGCCAAACGCCCTGATCATGGACGCCACCGCAGCATCAAACTTAATCTGATCCTTTGCCACGATGAACTGGTGAACTCGACTGTTCTGCACCCAGAATTTCTCTCTGACATCACTGTCTACTAAAGTAATCAGTCGATTTTCTCCCCACTTCCTATCGCTGGCCGCCTTCACCGCCTCCAGTTCCACCAACTTTGCTTGAACGTGAATCGTCCAAGGATCTGCTGGTGGACGTGGCTGCTCCACCAATGGAAGCTGATTCGGTTTTCTCGTTTTCTGTTTCGTTGCCATTTTTGTTTCTCCTTACTTGGTGACACGCTATCGGCGACATCACAGGAGACAAACCTCCGAGTCTTTAGACTCTCGGTTTGTCTTGTCGCCTGAGACAAAGACAAACGGCGACATTGTCTCCATTTGTCTCCATATTTCAATTCTTTTGCACTACTTTCTTCAATCCATCAAAAAACAGGAGACAAAGTCCAAATGTCTCCATTTTTTGTGCGTTTAGTATTAGATTTGCTGTTAATAGGCATCTTTGTCGTCATCGCTTGTTTCCGGCCACACATATTCATCTCTGATCCCAATTTCTCCAAACTTGTGCAAATCGTCTTGCGCCCGAGTCCAAGCCTTGTCGAATGCTTTCCTTACATTTAGCTCTGAGTCGTCTGTGACGCCCTTCTTTGACCTGAATTCGGTGCGCCAGTCGGCCAAATTGACAGCAGTTCTGAGCTTGCCTTCAATAATCTTTTGTATTCCTTTTTGTTTAATTACATTTCCAAGACTCTCCATTGCAATTGACTGATTAGGTCCCTTTCTAGCGTTGTTCTTGGCCTTCTTTGGCGCCTGATTGACGGCCTCATCGCTGGCTTGGACCGCCAAACTGACCGCAGGATCGAAGCCGAGGCTTGAGCTGCTGATCTCTATTTCGACCATCTCAAACCCGATTCGGATGCCGTCTTGTCCATCTTTCTGCTTGGTGAGGCTGATGATTCCTTTGGCCTGATCCTCAAATCTAAGGATCTCAAGCTGGGTGTCTACGGCGCCAAGCAGGCTTGAGTGACCGCGCAACCCTTTGGCTAAGTCCTTCCCGCTGTGGTGCAGCACCATCAATGCGCAGGCCAAGAACTCTTGAATCTTGCCCATTGACGTGATGAATGAACCCATGGCGTCTGAGTCATTTTCGTTGCCGCCGCCAAAGGCTCTTGCCAAGGTGTCAATGATGAGTAGCTGGAACTCGATGCCTGTTGTCTCCACCAACTGGACCACGGCCATCATCAGCGCGTTGAAGTCCTCGGCGCTGGATCTGAGGTTGAGCTGATGCCTGATGACGTAGATCGGCGCGCCTTTGGGCGTGCTGTGGTGGATCTGGCACGCCTTAATCCTTGCCCCCATACCGCCAAAGCCCTCACCGCAGATATATAAGACTGCGCCCTGCTTCTCCACCTCGTTGCCCATCCACGGCCTGCCTGTGGCTATTGCCTCGGCCATATCGAGGGCGATGAAGCTCTTGAAGCTACCAGGTGGTCCGAAGAGGGCAGAGAACGATTTGGTGGGCAGGATGGAATGAATCATCCACTCGACTGGCTCGTCTTGGATGTCGTCCCACGCCTCAATGTTGACTGTCTTTGGCGGCTTGGCTTCTTTGGCTTGGGATTGTTTGGTGGCTGGCTCGCCAGCGAACTCATGCTCAATTTCTGCCTGTTTCTTTACATGATCTGCGTCTGATGTATAGATTTCGCTGTTTTTTGTACTTGATGACGCATCCAGCTTCAGCGCGTTGAGTCTTTCGGGAACCGTTACATCCTCAATGTTCGTCACCTTGAACGCCGCCTTGACCAATGCCACAAGGTCATCTCTTTGCTTGTTGTACTGGTGGACGAACTCGTAGGCGTCATCCGCTGTGTTCGGAAGTTGTAAATCCACAACCTTGACGTTCTTGGCGATGGGCAGGATAGCTTCCACGGCCTTGTGCGCGTAGCGCCAGCCTGGCAGATCGTTGTCGGGCACGATCACCACATTGGCGCCAGCGAAGTACTCTGTGATGGCTTCGGGCCAGCTTCCCGCACCAGTGTGCGCCGTTGTTGCTGTGACACCTATGCTTATCAGCGCGTCTGCGGCCTTCTCGCCCTCCACCACATAAATGATGCGCCCCGCGGTCTTCGCGTCCAGCAATTCGGGCAACTTGTAGGGGACTATTCTGGCGTCTCCCAATGTTGGATGTCTGCGGCCATCGGGGTCCACCTTGTACAGCCTGTAGGTTTTGCCTGACTCGCCAATCTTCATGCGCTGCTTGACGAACACCGTGGTGCGGTTTTCGTCTTGATATTCCCACTCCTGATCAAACTTGATTTGCGGCAAAGGTTTGATGTTTGCCAGAGGGTCTGGTCTCTCTTCCAACTCCGGCAGCAGTCTCATGTCCTTGATGGTGTTGAAGACGTCTTCCTGCGTGCACCCGCCGTGGCAGTGGAACAAGGGCTTGCCGTCATCGTTAATGCTGATGCTGAGTGAGGGATTCTTGTCTCCATTGCCCTTGCCGTGGCCTGGTACTGGGCAACTTGCTACCCACTGGCCGTTGGCTTTCTTTGCGTTGCCGAGCTGCTTGGCTATTTGTTCTGCTTGCATATTGCCTCTACTTGTTCGATGCGTTGCCCAATCCATGCCATGACAGGCACTGCCATGCTGTTGCCCAAGGCTTTGTATCTTGGACCGTCTGGCGTTGGCTTGTTCTTTAATTTGATGTCTGTGTAGTTGTCAGGGAAGCCTTGCAGGCGCTCGCATTCCACTGGCGTGAGTCTTCTGACGGCCATGGATTGTCTTATGCCAAGCCCACCGGCATTTTGAGTAACCCCATATCCTTTAGTTGTCATGGCTGGTGCAGTTTGAGTTTCTTTAATAGCATGGAAATTTTCTTCAAATCCAATGGGTTGCAACGCGACAGGCACATTCCCACCACCAGTTCCCCATTTGCTTGTGACGGTACTGCAAGTATCACCAAGGTCACGCACCCTGCTGTCCTGACCGTGCATTTCGTAGACAGGTTGCGCTATGAATGTTTCACTTCCTCCACCGAGGACACCTCCACTTGCTTTAGCTGTTCCTCCGATGCTGTCTTCGCGATATTGTCCAAAGCTGCTTTCAACATAGCCGGCAACACCTTGCCCCTTTTCTCTGCTCGGCGCAGGATGCCCTGACAGGCTGTAGCGCTCAAAAAGTACCGCTGCGGCAGCTCGCCAGTCTCCAAGGTGTCCGACAACGAACACACGGCGGCGGCGCTGTGCCACTCCAAAGAATTGAGCGTCAAGAACCCTGTAGGCGAACCCATACCCGAGTTCCCCCAACCCTCCGAGGAATGTGCCAAAGTCTTCTCCTCCGTTAGATGACAGAACGCCAGGGACGTTCTCCCAGACCAACCATCGGGGGCGATATTTGTCAGCAATGGCAAGATAGGTAAGCATGAGGTTGCCACGAGGGTCATCCAATCCTTTTCTGAGTCCTGCGACTGAGAAAGACTGGCAGGGAGTTCCTCCAACGAGAAGATCGACATCTGATTCAAAATTCCACTCCTTAAATTTCGTCATGTCGCCAAGGTTTGGCGTTGATGGATAGTGATGTGCCAGCACCTCTGATGGGAATCTCTCGATCTCCGAATAGGCCACAGCCTCCCAGCCAAGGGGATGCCAT